CCAAATTTTTCAACATCATCTTTTAGTTCTGGACATGATCCATAATATTTTTTCCAATCAGACTCTGATTTAACTTTTCTAGATTTTCCCTTCGGCGTGCGGAAACTCCAGAAATATTTTCTACCAAGATAGCTCCTCCCAGTTGTATCGCAATCAATACGATAAACAAAACCAAAATGATCTTGAATATCAACTGATAGAAACATCTTTCCATTGTAAGTCCAAGGATTTTCATAGTCAATGTCTATACTCATCAATTATATCAAGAACTTCGTTCAGATATTTATGAGCAAGTCCTTTCATGTCCATATCATGGCGAATATGATCTGTATGAAGTTGATTCTTGAGTTTTAAAACTCTAACTTTCAATTCATCTTTATCCAGTTGATTTTTAGGCATAAAAAAAGAGGAGGTTAAACTCCTCTATGTATCATTATCAGTCACCCATTCTTTACAATAGTCATAATCTCCAAACAAATGTTCATCACATTCTGCTGCTTGTTTATATGCGTTTAGGATTGCCTGCTCACACCATTCATCATAGTTTGAATCCTGAAAAAGTATTTTTGGTAACATCTTGTTTGATTCCACCAACTACGTATGATTCTACCTCCGTTTCCTGGGGAGCCACCTGGAGTCCTTTAGATGAAATCCAGTGCTGAGTCCAAGGTAGGGGGTTATTGTTTGCTGAAATATCATATTGTGGTTTAAGTCCTATTGCCTTAAGTCTTCGGTTTGCAATCCATTCAACATATTGCTGAAGAAGTTTATCGTTCAGTCCAATCATGCTGCCATCTTTGAACAGATAATCTGCCCATTTCTTTTCTTCGTTTACAGCACGATCAAACATCTTGTAAGTCCATTCTTCTTCCTCTTTCATAATCTTTTGCATTTCGGGATCATCACCTTCCCTCCACTTATTCAGAATATTCTGAGTAAGTGCTAGGTGCTGGTTTTCGTCTCTTGCGATGAGACTAATGATTTTAGCGGATCCTTCCATAAGCTTAAGTTCACCAAAGGCGAAACTACAAGCAAAACTAACGTAGAACCGAATACCTTCAAGAATGTTAACGTTTGCGACTGCTCTGTACAGTTTTCGTTTGACATCATTGAGTGTTTCTTTTGCGTTATGTGTTCCTTCAAGTCTGAACATCCAATCATTAGATGTTCCATAATTTTGTGCCGATCTGATAAAGTCATCATATGACTCTGTAACGCTCTTAGAACGCTCCAGAATACGCTCATCTTTGATGATAGTATCAAACACTTCGCTGGGATCAGAATAAATGTTTTTGATGATATAAGTGTATGAGCGACTATGAATCATTTCCATAAATCCCCACACTTCCATACATGCTTCCAATTCAGGAAGTGAGCAGTATGGAATAAAAGCCATACCAGGTCCACGTCCCTGAACAGAATCAAGCATGATCTGGTACTTCAAATTGGAAGTATAGATATGTTTTTGCTCAGGACGAAGTGTTTGATAATCTCCACGATCCTTCTGTAAGGATACTTCTTCAGGTCTCCAGAAATATCCTAATTGCTGAGTAGTGAGTTTTTCAAAGATAGGATACTTATATGAATCATATCGTTGAACCCCAAGGGGCTTACCAAAAAACATTGGTTGTTTTTTGGTATCAACTTTTTCAGTATTAAAAACTGTCATACCTTTAATTGATGTAGGTTCTTCCGTAGAAGAAATTTTAAACTGCACAGGATTCACACTCGCCCTCCTCGACTGAACTTAACTCACTTAGCAAATCCTGAAGATTGGGTTTTTCTTCTACTACCTCATCAGTCTTAATATCGTAAGTGTTTTGGTAGTAAGAAGTTTTCCATCCCATCTTGTATGTAGTCAGAAAGTCATTTGCCATTACTGACACAGGAACTTCATTATTTTCATAATTCTCTGGATTATAGGACCAGTTTCCAGAAATTGCTTGATCAAAGAACTTTTGCATAACTGCAACAACATTAATATACCCAGTATTGCTAGGCATATCCCAAAGAAGCGTATAATTGTTTTTAAGTGTATGATACTGGGGGACAATTTGCTTAAGAGGTCCCTTCTTTGACTTCTTAACGGACAGGTAATCCCTAGGTGGTTCGATACCGTTGGTTGCGTTTGACACAACGGAACTGCTCTCCGATGGCATCTGTGCGGACAGTGTTGAGTGCCTAAGACCGTGCTCCAAGATGGATGCTCTAAGATTTTCCCAATCATGTTCTAAGGCAATTGCAGTAATTTCGTCCACATCTGTTTTATATGTATCAATAGGAAGAATGCCATCAGCATACTTAGTACGTCCAAAGTATTCACAATATCCCTTCTCTTTGGCAAGTTGATTAGAAGCCTTGAGTAGATAATACTGGAATGATTCCGAAAGTCCATGAACTGCGTCCCATGCTTCTTGAGAGGCATAATTAAATCCAAGCTTTGCCAAATAGTGAGCTAACCCAATAAACCCTATACCAAGCGAACGACGTGCCTTGGTGGCGATTTCTGCTGCCTTTACGGGGTATTTTTGATAGTCAATCAACTCATCCAATCCACGAACTGATAGATCACAAAGTTCCTCAAGTTCTTCATCAGACTTTACCTTTCCAACATTAATCGCTGAAAGAATACAAAGTGCAATTTCTCCTTCACCATCAATATGATGAAGAGGATCTGTTGGTAGAGTAATCTCTTGGCAAAGATTACTCATATTTACCTTATCTTTAAATGATGAATGTGAATTGCAGTGATCGATATTCATAATATAGATGCGACCTGTCTCAGCACGTTCTTTGAGGAGACTAAGAATGAGTTCTTGTGCCTTAACAGTTTTCGACGGAATGGACGAATTGTTCTCGTATTGAACGTATAAATCGTCAAACTTGTCTGTTCCGAAAGCATCATAAAGTCCAGAGACATCATGTGGGGAGAAAAGCGTAATCTTACCGTCTTGAATAAATCTTTCATAGAACAACTTACTAATTTGAATAGAGTAGTCCAATTTACGGACACGGTTATCTTCCGTACCCTTGTTATTTTTAAGAACTAAAATGTCTTGGATTTCTTGGTGCCAGATTGGGAAGTGGACCGTCGCGCTTCCGCCTCGTATGCCGTTTTGCGTACAGCATCGCACAGTTGACTCAAACTTTTTGAGAAACGGAACAACGCCAGTATGCTGAACTTCTCCGCCTCGGATCTTACTGTTGATGCCACGGATTCTACCTGCGTTGATACCAATACCCGCCCTTTGAGCAACATACCTGCCAATAGCCATGTCGCTACTGAAGATGCTATCAAGGGTGTCATCAACATCAACAAGAACACAACTAGCAAATTGTCGAAGTGGTGTTCGCACTCCTGCCATGATTGGCGTTGGGATGTTGATTTTGTGCTTTGAGATTGCGTCATAGTACCTCCGAACATATGACATTCTGGTTTCTTTGGGATACTCTGCAAAGATAGTCAGAGCAATCATCATGTACATAAACTGTGGAGTTTCATATACTCCACCGCCACTCCTGTCTTGCACAAGGTATTTGTCAACGACTTGACGTAAACCTGCATAAGTGAACAGATAGTCACGATCATGATCGATATATGAATTAAATTTATCAATCTCTTCTTTTGAGTATTTGTTAAAAATATCATTATCATAAACTTCTCGATTTACACAGGCATAAATATGCTCCTCAAGATGAGGAAGTTCCTTCATCTTTCCATAAAGTTGTTTACGCACAGAAAAAAGAAGTAAACGAGCGGCAACATACTGATAATTTGGATGATCAAGATCAATTAAATCGGAAGCAGAACGAATCAGAATTTCCTGAATTTCTGCTGTCGTAATTCCATTATAAAATTGAATGCCAGAAGTCATTTCAACTTGACTCGCAGAGACGCCAGCAAGATTCTTACATGCCTCTTCTACCATTACGTGCATTTTATCCAAATCAAGAGATTCAATATTTCCATTTCTCTTGACTACTTTTGTACCGTTACTCATATTTTCTTCCAGGTAGTAAATTTAAGTTTTGCTTCTAATCCAGAATAAGTATTTAATTCTATCACAGACTGAACATCCAGTCCAGATAGTACCATATCATTAATGTCTTTCTCTTTTATGCCAGAAGGCCAGATGACAATACTTTCTCCTTTGTCAATGGTGCGGGAGATTCTTGATACAATTTCTGAATTTCGTGGTTCGTTATCATAGATCCAAACAGGATTGCTAATCCCCCACTTGCTAACATCAGCGTCAGCTCCACACATAGCAATCGCATTGCGAATGAATGTACTGTCAAATGGTCCTTCTGTAATGTAGACTGTGGCATCTTTTCTGACATTATCCAGTCCGTAGATTTTTGGTGCATCATCGTTAAGCATCACGGTAATGTATTTAATCTTGCTAGATCCAAGTGCTCTACCCTGAAATCCAACAAGAGTATTTTGATAGAACAAAGGAATAATAATCCTAGGTTCATCTTTAGTGGTATCATCGAAGACTTTCTTAATAGAATTTGTCCACGATTTAAATTTATCTGTGTAATAAAATTTATCTGGGGTTAATTCTCTTTTTATTAAGTACTCCTTTGCTTCAAAATTCTCCGATGCTTTAGGTAGATCCAATCTTGGTTTGAATTTTGGTGTTTCAAATTCAAATACTGGTTCGTCAGCGGTAAAGTTTCTGCCAGTATGTCCTTCTTTAAATTTTTCAAAAGTATATTGTTTATGAATTGTAATATCAATTTGTTTTAAAAAATTATTAAAAGATACGTTTACTCCGCAATTATGACATTTAAAGTTTGTATTATTTTTTACTTGATAGAGATATCCCCTTGCTTTACTTTTATTTTTTTGAGAGTCTCCACAGATTGGACAGCGAAAGTTATAAAGATTGTTTTTTATCTTTTTAAACTTTTGAAGCCGCGCAGAAATCAAATTGATGTATTTAACATCAACATAATCCATAATCAGTTCTTAAAGGTGTACTCATTCTATCAGATTACCTTGCTTTGTCAAGGCAAAGAGATGTCATGATACCTGTCCATTTTACAACAGCGTTTGTTATTTTTTGTAGAGAATAGATGGACGGTTTCTTTTTAGTTTTCATGGCAACCATGTGCCAACGCTCAATTATTTATTTTTTACTTGTTCTGCGTTTGATGTGCTATTAATAACAATATTCGTAATTATTGGCACAAATATTAGAGAAAGAGCAACTACTCCTGCTGCCATCCATCTAAATTTAGAAAGACCTTCGACTTTTTCCTCAACCTTTTCAATTCTTTCACCAAGTTCTTTACTAATTGCTTCGTGCTGTTCTTTTGATGATACTTTAATATCTTCAATCATCTTTACAATTATATTATCTGTTCGGTTACACTGCTCAATTTTTTCATTATGGATAGCAAGCATTTGACTGATATTTTGACTTGTCTCTCCTATCTTTTGGATTGCTGTATCAATCCTTTCCATCATCTGCTCATAAACGTTAATACGCTCTTCAAGCAGTGCTATTTTTGTTTCGGTAGATGATGGTGGGAACATTTTTTTATTGCGGAGGTTTCTTTTTCATCCAACGTTTGCGAGAACCTATACCTAGAGATGCGTATTTTTTTCTTCTTGTCAATCCCATAACAGGATCAAATCCAGCGGTAGGACCTTTTGGATCTGCAGAACCACTAAATCCAGCAGCGCCTGCACTCGATCCTGTCACCATTTGCTCCCTTATGATTTCAATTAGTCTATTCAGTTTATTCTTTTCCATTGTAAATTTTATAGAGTTCTGATAAACATTTAAGATCTACTTGAATATGGTGAATATCCGATTTTGGATATTCTGGGAGCCTACCAAGAAATATAATAAAAGTTTTAGTAACATCCCACAATTCTTTTTCTAATTTATGAAAAAGCATTGGGGTTGTTGCTTCGCCAAAGATATTATATAAAATTATAAAATGATTTAAAACAAGATGAATTTTCAACTCACCAGTTTTTTTATAACGTTTCAATAATCTTTTTATATATTTAAAATGATTTAAATCCTTATCAAAATCTTCCCTAGTCACTGCTTGGGGATTTTCATAATTTTTAATAGCAAATAAAAGAAAATTATCTTCGTTCAATTCATGAAAAATCATATTATGCAGTCACTGTTAAGGTAGTAGTACCAATACCAACTCCAGAGAATACTGTTCCTGCACCACCAACGTTACGAATAGGATCTACTCCAAATGAAACAAAAGAACTAGTAACACCAGTGCCTCTAGAACCGTCAGTTACTACACCAACAAATCCACGAGCAACATCAATTTTGAGAACAGTAGAATTTGTACGAGTGCTAAAGTTAACAGCTGTTCCAACTCCAATTACACTTGCAACTGTAAATGCTGTTCCAACTGTAACGAAGGTGGATCCAACAGCAACAATGGGTCTGTTGGTAATAGTTGTTAATCCAACAACACTAACAGAACTTACTCCAGCAACAACTCCAGTGGTATCTGCAACGAAAAGAATTGTTCCACCAACAGAAACGGGACTATTAATCGTCGTTGATAAGAAGTTAACGTTTGCGGACAATACCGTTCCAGGAGCAGTGAAGGCAAATGCTACTCTATTAGTAATTTGTCCATTATAATTTGTATATACATCTGGAGATCCGTGAGTCGCTGCTTCTCCAACCCAAGCATACTGCGGAGCTCCAGATAGAGATGATGTCGCATAAGCTACAATTGAAGCGGACTCATTACTACCATTCGCATCAAAAGTGCGAACATTTACTGTAGCGCCAGCACCTGCAAATACGAATTCATTAAAAACTACATGGACGTATCCAGTTGTTCCAGTAGTAATCCCAGCAGTGCCGCCACCAGCAACAGTAATTCTCGAAGACTTGTTTGGATCTTCAAAAAATACAACTACTGGAGCAGCAAGTCCAAGTCCAGTTGAACCACCATCACCGCCCTGTCCTGTCGTATTCAATCCAATTACAGGAACTAAAACCTCATCATAATAACCAGTAGACAATCCAGAATGTTCTGATGAATGATATCTTCTATACACCCATCCACGCACATCTGCAAAGCAGTTCCAAGGGGTGTTTTTTCTATCGTTCTCCGATAAATGCTTTGGAATAGCATAATTATTATCTGCTGTTTCAGTAGTTGTGGAAATGCCCCAGAGTGCCATTCTTTTTACCTTTACTAATTTAATCGTAGAAATATTTATAAAAAAGGAGACGTTACTTTTTGTCTCCTTTATGTAAAACAATTTTCAAAAAGTTAACTGTTAAATCAAGTAATCCATTCTCCTCAAATCTTTTTGTTTTTGCCAACCACTCTGATGTAGTTAACAATATACCAAGAACAATAGTTACTCCCCAGTTAGTTACAAAGCAAGTAATCATGCTTGTGGTGTAAAGAGTTTATTCTTTACAAGATCATAAACAACATTATCAATGCTGTTATCTGTGCTATTGACATACTTCTTGAGTAAATCAAGCACAAGATTTTTAACAGATGGATGAGTTGCAATCTGAATAAGAAGTGGTTTTACCACTGCTACTACTGCGCCCATAATGCCCCCCGTAAGAGAATGTCCTAACCTATTTAGATCAGTCACTCTCTAAAGGAATCTTTCCTTGTTTCTGAAGATTAAGTTTTTGTTTTTGTAATTGTTGCTGTTTTTGCTGCATCATTTTTAAATTTGCATACTTTTGTCTTTCAAGATTAGTATCTAATGGTTTTTCTTTTGATTGAGTTTTTGGTTGAAGTTCAAGTGCTTGTTCAGATATCTTCTTTGCCATCTTAGTAGCAGTAGCATACATCACTTCTTTACCACGACCAGGATATCTCTTTTCAAAATCTGATGCCTTATCCTTCATAGACTTTACAATTTCTTCTTTCTTTTTGGTTTCAGCAGTAGACAATGTTTTTTCATCAATCTGCTTTACTTCCTCATTTCTTACAGATGCAAGCAAATCATCCAACTTCGACTTTTTCTTTCTTGCAGGTGCTTTTGCTTTTGGTGTCGATGCTTTCTTTACTTTTGGTTTTGATGGAGTTGTTGCACTCCCCTCCCAAGGATCAGCAGGTTTTTCTGCTGGTTTCTTAGATGTCTTTGATGCTACTGGTGTTGATTTTGGAGTTGATGATGAACTACCACCATCCATTTTACGAGCAACATTTCTTGCTCCTCTAGATACTGCTCTTGCACCAGAAGCAACTGCTTTCTTCATACCACTCTTAAGTTTAGAACCAAGTCTAGAAAGAAGTCCTGGTTTCTTACTTTGCTGATGAGTATTTCTGTATGGTTGTGGTTTTCTGGTTCCAGAAGACGAAGAAGATTCTCTATCGGATCCTTTTCCAGCAGAATAACCTGCTTTCGCTTCTCTACCAATTGCTTTGGCACCTCTTACAACAGCTCCAGCAGCGTGTCCTACTCCACGGGCAACTTTCTTAACAGCAGACTTAACTTTTTGAAGTCTATCACTCTTGATTTTTGTATCATGTCCATATGTTACTTTTGCTTCATTTAAGAGATCTTCAGAAAATTCGATAGATTCTAATAGAGTATTTTCTACATATTCAAGATCATAACCTTCCTCCAAACACTCATAGAAAAATTCTTCCACAACTTCTTCAATCAAATCATCAGAAAGAAAGAAAATTTCAGTCTCTGACATTTCATCAAAAATATTATTGAGATATTCAATCTCATTAACTTCCAAAAGAGTTCCACCAAGATCTTCTACTGCCTCACCCAGATCAAGTTTAGGATTGATTACAATTTTATTGTTGATGCTTTTTTCAGATATTTTTTGATTTTCTTTTTTACTTGTTTCTATCTTATCAACTACTTCAATTAAATCTTCTCTCCAATTTGAATACCCTTCTTTTCTTACTTCAATTGCTTTACCAATTGCTTTTCTACGTTTATTCAAATACTTATCTGATTTATCTACATCACCGTCATTATCAATATCACCATCTTCTTTCCCAACAGGATCTAATGCTTCTTTTTGAGTCGCAATTGACTTAGCAATCATTTCTCTGCGGTTCATAAGATACTTATCTTTCTTGGTATTCTTCTTACCGTCATTATCAACATCAGAATCTTCCTTACCTACAGGATCAAGTGCTTCATCAAACTTCTTTCTAACTGCAGCAACCATATCTTTATGTGCTTTTGTTTTCTTCATATCTTCAACTGCCTTCTCATTTGCTTCACGACGCTTCTTCATATCAGTCTCAAGATGAGAAGTTTCAGAAACTTGATCCAAATAAACTCTGGAAATGTCATTCAGAGGATTGATTGCCATCTTAATTAAGCACTTACTTTCTGTTTCTTATACTTATTTATGAAATCTAAAAATGCCCTACCACCAGTTTGAACATTTTCCTTCCCTAAAGTAGATCCCGGAGTTTGCTGTACTGCATATTTTAAATATCCAGTTGTTCCTGCCAGTGTATTTGGTTTTCCTGGCAATCTATATTTTCTATCCATCTTAACTTCAGTGTATTCCATCACATCTTTGATCCAGGATTTAAACATATAATCCTCTTTTGTCACGCAAATTAGGTGATTTGTTCCTCTACGAATAATCTTACCCACCAAACCAGTATTTAAATTCTCTACAATATCACCAATTTTAAAAACTTTTCCTTTAATATAATTTTCACGAAGAGTCTTTTGATCATACTTTGGAGCAATCTCCCAGAGACTATAACTTTCTTTTTTCACTTTAGATTTCTTTGCGCCCATTCCTTGACGAACTTTATCAAATAAAGTTTGAGTGTCCCCATCATCTAGTGACTTAGGAGTTCCTTTACGGAATGATTCAAAGTCATTATCAAGGACTGCTTTTCTCATCTTGGATGCAGACATTCCTTCTACACCTTCTGCATCAGCATCACGAACACCAGCTGAAACAACACGAATCAAATCAAAGTCATACAAATCTTTATTATATTTCTGAGCTAGATTTTCAAACTCTGATTGACGATCAGAACCAACAACAATATTTACATTCACATATCCATCTTTGTCAGCATTAACAAGAACATCAAAGATAGATTTCATATCTGGATCATTGATAATTGCTTCCCCAAACTCAGGGAACATCTTTCTCATATAAGAAACCTTTGTACTCGGATCTAAAGGATTCTTTTTAGGATCTTGAGTTCTTGATGGATATACTTTCAAATTTCCATCAACAGCAATTCTCTTTGCAGACTTAAGA